CCTGACTACTATAGCCAGATGCAGGCCATCGTGCGGGTCTTGGAAGATCATCACGGTGGCAAGGTGGCTGTGTATCACTCGGATGGGGACGATCACTTCGCCCACGCCGAGAATTATTGTTCTGTGGCCTGTGATCTTCCGGGCGTGGCTCCGTTGCCCCAGATGGCTGGTGTGCAGTTGGAGCAATCTAGTTGGCAGTAAGAGGAGGGGGTTATGACTTCAAGTTTTCGTGAATTAGGGGTTTCCGGGTTGCCACAGTTCGGCGGGATCGTCATGGTGGAGGAAGATCCAAAACTGACCGGCATCCTGGGCGTGCGTAAATTCGACAAGATGCGGCGAACCGATCCCACGGCTGCGGCGATGTATGCTGTTCTATCGTTGCCCATCCGTCGTGTAGCGTGGACGATGAATCCAGGCGGGACGACCGCCCAAGACGAGGCTGCTGCCGAGTTCGCTCAATCGGCATTCGATGACTGTTCGCATACGTTCGGCGACCTGATCAGCGACGTCTGCCTGATGTTCCCTTATGGCTGGAGTTGGTTCGACATATCTATGAAGCGGCGGTCGGGCGGTCGGCGGTCGCAGTTCGACGATGGCAAGGTAGGCTTCCGCAAGATCGCTTACCGATCCCCTCGTCGGTTGTCCCATTGGGAGTTCGAGCAGGGATCGACCGACATCAAGGGGATGTGGCAGATTGTCTATCCTGGCGAGACCAAGGAAGCCAACCAGGAGGGGATTGTCCTCCTGCCCCTTTACCGATCCCTGCTTTTCCGCACCAGTCGGGAGGGCGACAATCCAGAGGGGATATCGGTTTATCGACCGGCTGTCAGGCCGTTCGACTTCAAGCGGCGGCTGGAGCAGGTGGAGGGCATCGGTCTATATCGGCGGTGGGCAGGGTTCCCAATGCTCACGCTGCCGGAGGGCGCGACCACGCGAACGGACGTCGGCGACGGCGAGGTTTCCGACGAACAGCGGGCCGAGGAGTTGATCAAGGCGATTTACGAAGACCGCATGATGGGGTCGTATACGCCACCAGGTTGGGAGATCGACTTTGGTGGGCCGAAGGGCGAGGTCGACCGCACCATGTCGGAGACGATCATCCGTAAAGATGCGGAGATGACGCGGGCGATCCTGGCTCAGTGGCTGCTCTTAGGTCTGAAAGAGGTCGGGACGCAGGCTCTCGCCTCGACGCTGTTGGAGACCTTCTATCTCTCTTGTGATGCGTTCCTGGGCATCATTGCGAGTGAGTTGAATCGGTATGCTATTCCCTATCTGTTCAGGTTCAACTCCTGGCCTGGGATGACGGCCTTCCCCACGCTTGCCCACGGATCGACGCAGAATCTCGACCTGGGTATCATCGGTGAGTTCATCACGGCAGTGGGTGGGGCCGGGTTGCTGTCTGCCGACCGACCGACCGAGAACTTTTTGCGCAGTCTGATCCCTGGTATGCCGGAAGCGACGGTGGAGGAGACCGGGCCACCATCCAAGCCTGCACCAGATTCTGGCGACGACGACGAGACCGGTGGCGAGGACGAGATTCCTTCGGACCTTCCAGCGGAAGAACGGGCTTCCTTCATTCTCTTTGGCCGGGCCGACTTCACGGGCGTCCCTCCGGGAGACCGACCACGGGTATACCAGGAGTTGGCCGACCGGCACGCTGCTGCGCAACGGTCGAACTTGACGGATTTCTCGACCGACCTGGGCACGCAGGTGATGGAGATGGGCGAGGATACCACACCAGAGACGCTGCTCCGGTTTATCGACGACGCGGTCCTCATGGGGCTGCTTATGTTCAGGGAGCAGTCGGCGCTGGACATCGCGGCTGCGTTCTGGCTTGGCTATGGCAAGGAGACCGGTGGGTCAGAGGCGCTGTTTGCGTTGCAGCAGGAGATCGAATTGGCCGACCGGTGGATGGGTTATGGCGGGCCGGGCGAGTTGGTGCGCACCAATCCGATTGGTAAAGCAAGCCTATTCGGTGACATCGCGGGCGAGTTGGAGGGTCAAATCTCGGCGATCCTCCTACTGCTCAAGGAGGGCAAGACCGAGGACGTTTGGTTCCTGGTCACCGAGACCATCCGTGGGGCCACACAAGGTTACTCTCGCGGCGAGTTATATGCGGGCCATATCTGGCGGGCGACCTGGCAGGGTGCGCTAGAACGGGCACGATGGGAGGAATTGAATCTCGGCATCCCCTTCGGGCCGGTCAAGTGGGTGCTCGATCCCCTGGCTAGACATTGTCCTGAATGTTTGCAGTTTGGCGACAATCCTCCTGGGCGCGAATATCCGTCTGTGCAGGCCATGCACGCCATCACGGGCGGGATTTTGCCTGGTTGTGGGACGACGTGCAACGGGCGCTGTCGGTGTCACTTGGAGCGGTTAGTAGATGGGCGGTGGGTCTGGGTTGGCTATTATGAACCAAGAGCGTAGCAGTGGCGATGAGGCCAAGTTCGTTTCGATCCCTGCTGTACTGGCGCGACTCCTCAATCGGGTCGCGGCGATGGGCAGGGGGATGTGGATGGTAGTGATCATCAAGTCGGACTCTGGGGCCAGGGGAATTCGCGGGTGGTCGGTGGTCGAGATGCCCCTGGAACCGAAGGACGCTCTGGCCGAGGACGATCCCTCGTAGACCAAAGAATCGCCCCTCCCCACCAGACGGTGGGGAGGGGCTTTTGGTTGGACGATGGTGGTGTGACCTGGAAATGGGCGTCGGTGGAGATCCACGTCACCACGGTCTTACTTCTCCCACGCTTTGAGGGCTTCCTTGAGGGCGTAGTATACCGGCTCACTCTCGCTGTCCTCCTCGACCATGCCAATCCAGGCGTGACCGACTTTCAGTTGGTCATCTGGCTCGATCAGGTCGGTGGGCGGCTCCGATGGCGTGAGATTGGCTGCGCTGATTTCATCTTCGATGTAGGTCGGGCGCTGGCAGTCGGGCAGGTACGCTTGTACATAGGCACTGTCACCAGTCTCCATCCCGCCATGCTTGGCGAGGATGACGTCGTCGGTGATGTACTTGCCTTCTGTGTCGTCGTCTGCATGGGCTTTGCCGACCGCCACCAGGAGCATCAGGCGGTCGGTCATCCACGTAGGCTTTGCGGCGGTGTAGGTGTACCAGGTTCCTATCGTTTTCTTGCTCATTGCGCTTCCTCCAGTACCATGTCAAAGTTGGGGTCGAACTGTAGGCTGAGCAGATACGGTGTCCCTACGGGCGGCAGCAGGGTCAGGAGCGGCTTGGCCTGTTTGCTGAACAGGAAGGTTGTGCTCCCAACGTCCATCTCTGTTTCCCCTGGGACGCGGGTCGTGACGAATATGCCGTCGACCTGTGCGAGGCGCTTGGTGAAGTCGTCGACCAGGTTCTCAGGCCCTTCCACCAACAGGCTCCGCTCTGAGACTCGCAATCCAATCAGATGTTTCGTTTTATCCATTGCAGTCCTCCTGGGTATATGGTGCAGGGCTGTCCTCGATCCCTGGTCGAGGCTCCGTGTCCCTGCCCTGTCTCCAGGCCGGTGGATCATCCTGGGGCCAGGGCAGGGGAGGATGGCCTGTGAACCATCCTCCTCCTGCTCTGATGTATAGACGTTTGGGGGCGTTGCTTATTTGGGGACTACCAGGTGACCGTCGTGTTCCACCATCTGGCGCATTTTCCTGATGTGATACGTCACGGTGGATGGGTCCATCCCCAGGTGCGTGGCTGCTTCTCGCTTGCTCCGTCCCTCCAGCATCGAGCGAGCGACTCGCAGTGTCACGGGCCAGTCGGTCAGGGCCGTCATCAGTTTGTCGATCACGTCGATGGCCGTCAGTTTATCGTCGGCGTCATCATAAGGATCGACGAGGGCGACCACGATGAATTCCCACTGATCACTGCTGACTTGTTGGTCTCTTTCTTTGTCTAGTCGGCGGGGGTTTCTAGGTAACCGGTTCATATACTTGAACTGTGTTCTGGCATAGGAGCGGGCTTCCCAGGCCAGTTTATTCACGATGGCGTTGACCGTCTGGCCGGTGAAGACCGGGTCGTGGCTCCTGTTGAGGAGGGCCAACCACATTTCTTGGGCTAGATCGTCGCGAGGGATGTTGCCATCGTAGCGGACGCAGAGTACAGTGGCGACTTGTTCGATGCGCGTTGCTATGGGCGCATACTTCTCGCCGAGGGTCATTTCTAAGGTCATTTTTTACCTCCTGGGTAGGTTATAGGTACACATTGATTATACACTAGATTCACATTCCTGTCAAGCCCCTGGGGGCTTTTCAATCGACTTGGTTTTCCAAGATGATTGCTTGCAGATTTCCCTGCCCTGGCTCCAGGCACTGTCCTGTACTGTCAGTACAGGGCCGGTTGTCCTGGGGCCAGGGCATGGGGCGAGGTGTCCCTCGCCCCTGTGCTGTGCTATGCGCTGGCTAGTTTCCGAGGGCGCGGCTCCATCGGCGTATGCCGTGCCATTGTGCGGGTGATACGGTGTCGACGATTTTGTCGGCTATGGCGTCGAGTTCGGTGAGGCGCTGGAGTTTCTCCGGGCCGCTCCTGCCGGGTACGTCGAATTCCGCCGTGCAGGGCATACAGTGGTGTCGGCTGTGCGGGCTGCATACGAAGGCGACCATGCGCCAGATATAGGCCGTTTCCCCTCCCTCTATCGCGTAGAGGCGGTAATATCCGTGGGGGTCTTTTGGGTCGGGGCCGATGTCGGTGCGGGTTACTTTGGGCTTGCTGGCTCTCAGTGCGCCCGTGCGGGTATTGATGATCCCGCTTGCCAAGGCCATCTCTTGTTCGGTCAGGCCGGCTTGTGTCAGTTCGATCTTGGGCATTTGCTTCTTGGTCATTTTTGGTTCCTCCTGGGTTTCTTGTGCAGGGTTGTCCTCGATCCCTCGTCGAGGTTCGTTGTCCCTGCCCTTAGCTCAGGCCGTTGCCCTGGGCTAAGGGCAGGGGGCCAGTTCGGGTGGCTGGCCTTTGCCCATCGTCCCTTCCCTCGTCTTTTTCGCCCCGTTCAGGTTTGGTGTGCAGGTGGAGGTTTCCTGCCCTGTGCGGGTTTCGGCTGCCAGGCGATCCTCTTTGGGTGTCTCCTCGCAGTCTCAGCCAGATTTGCACTGTCGGGTTGGGTTTCGCTATATGTCCAGGCTGGCCTTTGGGCTATCCGGGCTTGCCCCTTATCCTTCCCCCAGGTTCTAAGTTTTCGCCCCTGGGTGTTGGGGGGTTTCGCTGCTTTCGCTGTCGGGCTTTTTGCTGGTCTCGCTTTGTTCAGGTTCTGGTTTTGCTTGTCTCTCTCTGTGTTCCTACTATACATTCATTATACATTAGTTTATCATTCCTGTCTATAGTACAAAGGTCACATTCGTGAAACGAACGGAAACTATATAGACATCCAGAGTTTCACGTCATTTGGAGAGTATTCGCTCAGAGCGACGTCATCCCCCTGCCCTGTACTTGGCTACAGGACAAGTGCCCCACTCTGCTGAGGGGTGCTCCTGGCTGGCCTGAATCTATAGATTTGGTTTACCAATTCTATAGATTGCGTATAGTCACTAGGGCAAGGCCCTGGCCGGGGCCATCGTCGCGGTCGGGTCGTCGTCGCGGCAGGCCGACTTTGCAAACTTGTTTGGAACTCAGTTGTAACAAGTCTGTATGAAAACCTTATCGTTTCCGGGGTTTTCGCACTGTCCTGCCCTTGTCCTACGGCCCTGTACTTGGCTACAGGACAAGTGCCAAGGACGGAGGGTGCGGTCAGTACAGGGCTGCTGGATTTGTTTCCAAATGTAATTGACTTTGCATTTGTTTTCCTGTATAATGAGCATGGTCGAGTTGCTTACCTCCTGGGTCGATCCCTCACGGGGTCGTTGGTCGGCAACCAGACCAAGCGGCTGCGGAGGGGGGAGGCAACTCCCTCCTCCCCTCGCCACAATTTCATAGGGGTCGACACGGGTCTTACGACCGACGTGACGATCCTGGCCCTGGAACATCAGACACACGGGCAGGCGCTTTTGTACGGGCGCTTGCCCGTGTTCTTTTTGAGGAGGCTTTATGCCGGACTCACTTGCTCATCTCATAGCGGCCACAGAGTATTCTCTCCGAGAAGTCGGTTTCCTCCAATCCGATTTGACTTCACTAGCCAAGAAGCTCCAAGATGCCCTGGATGTGGCACGGGGCGAGTTCCCCTGGGATCGGGACATCTCCCCCTTCCTCGCCACCAACGACGATTGCCCTGGCTTGCTCAAGACGGGTTGGTGGCAACGCTCCCTCGACCAGATCGAGACTGTGTGCTTTCACCACACGAACGGTTGGACTTCCCCAGAGGTGTTTGCCCGGTGGTACGTGACGAAAGACGGCGGGCGACCGTCGACCTGTTATTCGGTATGGATCACCGACACGGGGGAGGTCTTACTGTGTAACCAGTTGGAGGTTGGCTGCTGGCATAACCACAACGGCCACAAGAACGTGGACCTTTCCGTGGTCTTGGCCGGGAAACGGCACATCCATCCCCCCTCCCCTGCTCAGGAGGCTGCGGCTGCGCGGGTTGCTGCCTGGGCAATCAGGTCACCCATCTTGCCCTTGATCAACGACATCTCCTATATCAAGGGCCACATGGACTACAAGAGGCCAGGGTTTACCGAGTGCCCTGGCTGGTCTGGCGATGCGGGCGCTGGCTTGTGGAAGCCATCCCTTTATGGCCGGATCGCGGCCCTGTGCTGAGGACGCACAGGACTCAGTGCTCTTTTGACATCTTAGACGTGGAAAGGAGGTGATGTATCGTGAGGAGAACACGTGTTCTGATTTTCAGTGTGTTGCTGGCTTTGTTCTTCACGTTCGTTTTGGTTGCCTGCGCGAACGGGCCGTCCCCTGGGGAATCTCCCCTGGTGGCGCAGGCCGGCGACGTGGCGCAGGCCGGTGACATCCCGACCTTGCTCGACGCGGTCCGACTATTGGCTGCGGGCGTGACGGGCGGGATCATCTCTTTTCTGTTCGAGCGAATGAATTGGTTCGACAAGCTGTCGTCCAATGCCAAGTGGTGGCTTACTTTCGGGATCATGGTAGGTTTGCCGGTCTTTGCCCAGATTGCGGTCGAGTATGTCCCTGCAGAGGTATGGGCTTCACTCCAACCCTTCTGGCATTCCCTGGCCCTGGGTTTCGTGGCCTGGCTTGGATCGCAGTTGACACACAAGGCTGATCGGCTGGTATCGGCTGCGGTTACGCTTCTGAAGAGGTTGTCTGATGACTGAGTTTGACTTACTCAAGGCACTTTTCGAGGCGGGTGGTCTGGCTCTCGTTTCTGGCTTGTCCATTTTCTTGCTCATCCGATCCTATCGGGAGCGCGAAAAGCTCCTCCGTCAGATGGCTGCTCAGACCGAGCATTATCACAAGGAGAGGCTTGCTTCTGCTCAGGAGAAAGCCCTGTTTATGCAGGTTACTCACCAAGAGACGTTGGTGACGGTGGGTAAGCTCCAGGAGTTTATGGACAAGCAGTCGACGGCGTCGTCGACTATGATGCAGGAGTTTGTCAGTAAGGGAACCAAAGCGTTGGTTATGAATCAGACGGCGCTTGCGGCTGTCGAAGAGGCGTTGACCACCAATGCGGAGATTCTCAGACGCAACACCGAGACCTGGAAGTGGCTTATGACGTGGGTTGCTGCCTGATGCTATCGGGTTGGTGATCCAAGGAGGTTGGCAGATATGCCCTACACGTGGAGGCGAGTTCCTGGCGCGGCAGATGGCGAGTTCTGTGTTTTCGTGGTCGGCGAGAGCAGGCCGGTCAAATGCCATCCCTCGCGGGGTAAGATGATGGCTCACTTGCGGGCATTGGGGGCCGACGTAGAGGAGGCGAGTATGGCTCCTGACGAGACCGACGACGAGGTCGGTCATTTCATCGACACTGGTTTTGTGGTCGATTTGTTCGCCGACGTCGGCGAGGGCGAGGGTAGTGTTGCCCAACGGGTGTTGGCGGGCGAACCGATTTGTATCCTTCCTCTTGGCAAGTTCTGGCGCGGGGGTCAGGCGCGGGACATCACCGAGGCCGTGATCACCGAGTTCGTAGAGAACTATGAAAAGAGGGGGGAGCGTGGTATCAGGCGGAAGCGGCTGGCCGTCGCAGTCGGCCACGACCGGCGTGGACGGGGATGGTACAAGGACGTGATGCCCATCGATGGACAGGGTCTTGGTGCGACATTCACCTGGAACAGAAAAGGCCGGCAGGCACTAGAGGATGGCGAGTTCGCGTATTTCTCGCCAACGGTTTATTGGCGAGTTCGGGATCGGGTCACCAACGACGAGGTGCGCAATCAACTTGGGGGCGGCGCTTTGACGAATTATCCTTTCTTCGGCGAGGCGACCGCTTTGTTCTCCCTGCGGGAACTGAGCGGAGATGCTCCTCCGATGCTCTATGCTATCACCAAGACGGACGGTGGCGTGGAGTATCCTGCGCGGGCTTACCTTGTCGCGGTCGATCCACAGAAACCCACGACGTGGCACTTGCGCGTTATGTCATGGCGGGGCGGCAAACTGGCCCTTGACCACGATATGATGGGCAGGGCCAAAGCTGCGTTGACTTCCCCTGGGGGCCATAGGGGTAATCCCTACGAAGGGCCACAGAAGGCGGAGGCCACACGCAAGCTCAAGAAACTCTATACCCAGGAAGGCTTGGAGTTCACTTTAGAAGGAGGCACTATGTCTGATAAAGATGGGGCCGGAGGCGAGGGCGCGAACGCTGTGCAGGAGTTCTTTGCGCGGCTGGCTGCTATCCTCCCCGCAGGCCAATCCGATGATGCCGGTGACGGCGGGTCGGATGAAGCAGAAGCTCTCCGTGAGCAGATGGCGGAGATGTCGTCGCAGATCGAGGCGTTGGCCGGGCTACAAGAGACGGTTACGACGCTGCAGACCGAGCGCGACACTTTCGCTGCTCAGGTGGAGGGTCTAACGGGTCGGCTGTCGACCGAGGAGGGGCTGCGCAGGGCGGCTCAGTACTCGACGATGGTGTTGCAGGAGTTCGCTCATCTCCCTGGCGAACAGGCTGACCTGGCTGCTCATCTGTCCTGGCTTCATTCGGTAGATACAGAGGACGAACAGCCACACGCGACGTTCTTCCTCGACTTACTGCGTAGCGCGGAGGCTCAGTTTGCCGATGCGTTCAGCGAGCGCGGGGGCGGGACTCCTGTTAACGCTGGCGTTCTGGCGCAGATCGACGGGCTGGCGCGGCAGTATATAAAGGATCATCCTGAGACCGAGCACATGGACGCGATCTCGGCTGTCCTGGCCGAGAACTCCAAGCTGTACGAGGCTTACACTCAGGATGTCGCAGGAGGTGTGCAATGACTTCAGTTGCTCAAGGCGCTGAGTTGCGCATCAGTGTAGAGGCGGGCGCAGACCTGACGGGGTTGCAGGGTTATTTCCTCCAGTGGTCTGGCTCGACGGTCGTGGTTTGTTCTGCCGTTACGGACGAACCTGCGGGGGTCTTGCAGGATGACGACGTAGTGGCTGGCCGGATGGCGGAGATGGTGGTCTTGGGGCCGACACTGGTGTCGGCTGATGCGGCCATCGTTGCGGGCGCTTTCATTGGCCCTTCTGCTGACGGGCAAGCCGAGACCAAGGTTCCTGGTACGGACGTGACAGAGTACGTTGCGGGTCGTGCGTTCGAGGCGGCTGCTGCTGCCGGGAATCTCATTCACGCAGTTGTCAACTGCGTGACACCGCATAGAGCGGCTTAGGGGGTGCGAGATGCCTATGGATTATCCTGGAAGCGGCGACGTTCACGTCGATGCCCTATTGACCAACGTCAGTGTGGGCTACGTGAACAAGGTCTATATCGCGGGCACTCTATTCCCCACAGTCCTCGTGGTGAAGCGGAGTGACATTGTTCCTAAATATACCAAGAGCGATTGGTTTCGGGACACGGCGAAGGAACTGACCGAGCGGGAACCGGCTCCGGTCGGCGGTTACAACGTCGACACGTCCGACACTTACTACTGCCGTGAATATGGTCAAGCCCATTTCATCGGCGATGCACGTCGCGCCAATACCGACCGCCCGTTCGACGCAGATCGAGACGGCGCGAGGTTCGTGTCTGACAAGCTCCTGCTCAAAGAGGAGCGGATGTGGGTGAGCAAGTTCTGGAAGACCGGTGTCTGGGCGACCGATAAGGTCGGGGGTGTGGACTTCACCAAGTGGAGCACATACGCCACCAGCACACCGATCCACGACCTTCGTGGCTTTGTGCGGACGGTACGGCGTGGCCTGGGCGGTATCACTCCGAACACCCTCACTCTGGGCGACCTGACGTTCGACGTCCTCGCCGATCATCCCAATCTGCTCGACCGGATCAAGTACGGGTCGGGCAGCGATTCGCCGGCGATGGTCACTCCCAACTTGATCGCCCAACTCTTGTCCCTGGGTCGCGTAATGGTCGGCATTTCGATGTTCACCGCCTCGCCCCTGGGCACGGCGGAAGGGTCGGTGGTCTACACACCGAACTGGGACGACGATGCCTGGCTCGGTTACGTTGCCCCACGTCCCTCTCTGTTCACACCGAGTAGTGGGTATAACTTTGTGTGGCGGACGGCGATGGGGGGTCCTCGTTTCGTCAAACGGCGTCGTGATCCTATCTCGGACAAGGGCTTCCTGATCGAAGGGTACGAATACTTCGACCAGAAGACCGTGGCGACCGACGCTGGCCTGTTCATGGACGACGCGGTAGACTAGGCGATGGCGCACAAAGCGATGGACAGAATAAACGACGATGCCCAGGCCGTTGCTCGTGAAGGGCTATGGGTGAGCGCCAACAAGGACTTTGGGTATGACGTGGATACCGGCGACGTGAAGCTCGGCCAGGTGTTTCGGCTGGCCGGGCACGTCAACGATGCTGGTCTGATCCGTCATTCTCTGGTCGCTCCTCTCGATCCCCAACCCACTGCTGCCAAGAGAAAGAAGTTGCCCACGTGCGGCGAGTGCGGTAGGGTGTTTCTCCTGGCCTGGCAGCGTGAACGTTGCGGTCAGGCCCACGAGTTGTCTGCCGAGGACATGGCAGATGATCGGCGGATGCGGGTACACGACCGGATGCTCGACGAGCGGGTCGTGTCTGTTGGTGTGTAATCGGCTTGGCTTTCCAAGCCGATAATGGGGCGCGATGGCGCTGACTGATCTTCAGAGGCTCCGGCTTCTGGTCTCAGACCGTGAGAGAGCGATCTTGACCGAAGTCCTGGGCGAGGGCGACACGACGACCGTCGACTTTAAGACGATGGTTGGCCCTGTCGTTCTCGACTCGGACTCGGTCTGGGTTGCTGGCGTCGCTCAGGTGCGTGGTGTGGATTACACTATCGCACTCGACTTGGGCATCATCACGTTCGCGGTCGCACCAGGTGCGAGCGAGGTTGTCACGTGTTCCTATCGGTGGACGACGTTCACAGACGAGGAGTTGGAGGATGTCCTTGAGCGCAAGCCGAACGTCTATTCGGCGGCAATCGAGGTCGTCGGCTGGCTCCTGGCTAATCGTGACCTGTTCCTCAAGTACACTTTCGGTCAAGAGACCGTTGACCGTTCGGCGTCAAGAGATGCCCTGGAAAGCCTGCTGGATGAACTGCGGGGGATGACGGGGTCACCCATCGGCCTGGTAAAGGCCACCACGCCAGAGCGTGAACGGTTGATGTTTCCGTTCGTACAACAGGACGAGGACTTGGTAGATGTCGCATAGTATCCTGCCTTTGAAGACGATGCGCCAGACGTCGGCGGTCATCACGCTGGATCATTTTCAACGGATCGAACTATGGCGTGGCGCGACCGGTGCGGAAGTGCAAACCTACGTTTTCAGCGGTCGGATCGCTCCTGCTGCCGGTGGTGTTTCTGGACGTGACGAGCGGCCCTTGCCGGGTGACGTGTCTCCTCAATACTACGTGATGGAGATCGACGCATCCTGGGACGTCGTCCCAGGCGACGAGGCTTGGACAGGCGCTGCGCGTTACAGGGTTGTTGCTGTCGATCCCCTTCCTCATCACCAACAGGTGTTGATGGAGTTGCTGCAGTAAGGAGGGCTTTATGGACACAGAACTTGTGTTTTTCTGGGGTGGTCAAGAGCGGCTGCGATTGACTATCCGTTCGAATGACGGCAGTCAGATCGAGACCAACCGCAGGGGATCATCCCTGATGATCCCTGCGGGTGCGGAGATCAGATTGCCGGACGACGAGGAGGTGATTGGAATCGTGACGAGGGTCATTGGCTTGGGTGGCAACCGTTACGCGATCCAGTACTATCCTCCTGTCAAGGCCAAGACCAAGCGTCGCAAGAAGAAACCGCCTCCGCCTCCGGACGACGAGATCGACTCGCTCCTGGAGGCTGCCGACGCGGTCGTGGCTGATGCTGCGGACGTGTTAGAGGTAGAGGGCGAGGCAGAGGCACTATGAGTACGGTGGTGCAGATCGCTTTCTTCCTGGCTGTGGAGGTCAACAAGGTTCCCCAGGTGGTCCTCGAATCGCCCGACATGGAGGGTAAGCTCTCCGACGAGGAGACGCGGGTCATCTTGCAGGTTGCCAGTCGGCTCTTGGGTCAGGAACTCGTCCTTCCCACTAGCGATGCGGGCAGGAACGGCGGAGGGTCATAGTTGTGGCGACTTATGCTGACCTGGCGGAGTGGGCCATCGAGGTGCTCAAGGCCGACACCACGGTCACCGACCGGGTGGTCGCGGGGGCCGATGGCATCCTGGAGACCGGTCAACTCAACCCGAAGGCGCTGGAGGCGGCTCAACGGGCCAGGCGCGAGAGCGGTGAAGCGACCAAGCTCCTCGATCTGTTGGCGTGGGATCGAGGCGAAGAATCGTGGCGCGATGGTCGGGCTGCGTTTCTCAGTGTTTTCATTCACGACCGTGGGTCTGGCTTCACGAACATCCGGGCGATGCGTTTCCTGGTGGTGCAGGCTGTGCTCGACAAGCCTGTGGCGCTGGAGCGCGACGCTTTCATCAATCGGCTGTCGTGGGTCGGGCGCAGCGGTCATCAGTGGTTCAGAGAGTTCGACCTGGATTATGAACGGCTTGATTTTGTAGGGCCGTTGATCATCGAGGACGACGTATATAGATCATAGGAGG